TTTAACCGGGGTAAATCTATCCTCAAACCCTCCTCCTTCGAGCGATGAGTTTGTTCACAAGATAACTTATTTTGACGGAACTACAATTTCCTATGACCGGGCAAGTCACGCACTCAGCATAACACAACCATCAACCGGGTCGAGTTTGAATATAAATGTTACCGGCACAACGACCATTCATACAACCGGGAATACATTGGTCGAAGCTTCTGGGAATGCTACTCTATCGGCTGGTGCAGTTGCAAGGATTGAAGCCGGTACGGAAATACAGATTGTTGCCCCGGTAGTTAATGTTACATCTACGATTATTTCATCTGGCGATGTAGTTGCTGGTGGAAAATCTTTAATGACGCATAAACATTCCGGTGTTCGTTCCGGAGGTGACCAGACCGGAACACCTGTATAAATGCAATAACCACAAAAGAAAAAAACGCAGTTTTAATCTAAACTTTCGCCATGCGAGGAACTAATTCTTCAAATGGGAAGTCACTCGAAGGAATTGACCATTTGAAACAGTCTATTTACGACATACTAACTACACCAAAAGGTAGCCGGGTAATGCGTAGAGATTATGGTTGTTCTTTGTTCGATTTAACCGATAGACCATTAAATCAATCTACACTTGTAGATATCTACGCATCAGTTAATTATGCTATAAATAAGTTTGAAAAAAGAATTAAACTTAAAAAGATACAAGCGGTATCAATTAAGCAAGGAAAAGTAGAATTAGAACTGCAAGGAACTTATGGAATTAAAACGGTTAATTTAACCGTAACAATATAATGATTGACCTTAAAAACATAACACCACCAACCGTAGTAGAGGAATTATCATTTGAGAGTATATTCTCTGCAATGCTTTCAGACCTCCAAGCAAGGGACTCTGCATTTACCGCACTTGTGGAATCCGACCCGGCTTACAAGATACTTGAGGTTTGTGCTTATCGTGAGTTGTTAATTCGTCAGAGAGTAAATGACGGTGCAAAGGCAGTTATGCTCGCTTACGCAGTCGGTTCGGATTTGGAAAATCTTGGTGCCTTGGTTAATGTTTCAAGAAAACTAATTATACCGGAGGACTTAACAACTAACCCGGTTACAAATGCAGTTTACGAGGACGATGAAAGCTTGCGTTATAGAATTCAAACTGCGTTCGCCGGTTTGAGTACTGCTGGACCAAAATCGTCTTATTTATTCCATGCACTTTCTGTTGATACAATCAAAGATGCAAATATCGTTGGTCCACCTACCGTACCAAATGGAAATGTTAAAGTAATAATTGTTTCCACGTTGGGAGACGGAACGGCTACACAGGCACAGATTGATGCCGTATATGCAAAATTAAATGACGACAATATTAGACCGCTAACTGATTTTCTTACCGTTGAGTCAGCGACCATTCTTCCATACAAATTAAATCTAACGCTTCATATTAGAAAAGATTGGGACTCCGCAGTCGTGATAAGCCAAGCGACTGCAAAAGTAAGAGAGTATTGCGAAAGCGTAAGGAAAGTCGGATATGAAGTATGGGACTCCTCAATTATTGCATCGGCAACCGTACCGGGTGTTGACCGGGTTGTTCTGAACGTGGTTGATGGCTCAATAAATACATCTCTGTATGTTACATATAATAAATGTTCGTACTTAACCGGTTTAATTATCAACACACAAGTAATCAGTTATACATAATGTCAGATTTACTTCCAATTAACGCAACTAAACAAGAGAGGGCAATCTCTCTTGCTACTGCTCGCATTGGAGACATATCTGTAAAAACTAGAGACTTATATAACCCGGATAATTGCCCGGTTGAATTATTACCTTGGTTGGCTTGGTCTTTGAATGTTGATAATTGGGACTCCGGTTGGAGTGAACTTCAAAAGAGAAGCTTCTTGAAGGAACAATACTTAATCAATAAATACAAAGGAACTACCGCTTCAATAAAGAAAATTGCCAACTCTCTCGATGCAGATGTTGTAATTAAAGAATGGTTTGAATACACACCGGCATACTACGCATATACATTTACTTGCAACTTGGCATTAGCAAGCACACCGGTAGCACAACAAGAAAGCATATTTACCGCAATCACATTAAATAAGCCAGCAAGATGCGGTATGACTATGTTAGTTTCTGAACAATCTCAGTTGCCAATTCTTGCAACACTTGTATCAAGGGTAGCAATCCATAAAAGAGACTTATTAACACTAAACTAAAAAATGCCATTATCACTAAAAGTAACTAATGCCGGGTTGGCACTAATCTCCCAAGCCGGGACACTTGGACCTGTTGTAATTTCTGAATTAGCAATCGGGTCTGGTACTTGGTCAACGACTCCTACCGGGGCAGAGACTTCGCTTAAAACACAGATTAAAAGAATACCGTTAGTCGGAGATGTTCCTACTGCCGGCACTATTCACCTTTCCGCTTCGGACGAGACAACGGATACATACTCCGTTTACGAAGTTGGTCTTTATACATCTACGAATGTTTTGTTTGCAATCGGTGGTCAATCTTCTGTTTACCTAACGAAAGCTTCGACTTCTAATTCTCTATTCTCATTCGATTTAGTTGTTTCAAATTACCCGGCTGGTACAATTACCGTTGGTAATACTAATTTCTTATTTACACAGGCAACTGAAACCGTCACCGGTATTGCAGAAATCGCAACACAGGCAGAAGTAACGACAGGGACAGATGACGCAAGAATTGTTACCCCAAAGAAGTTAGCAACGGCTAACTATCTTTCTAAATCCGGTGGCACTATGACCGGTAATTTAATTCTCAATGCCGACCCTACCGCATCTCTGCAATCTGCAACGAAGAATTATGTAGATACCTTTGTTTATAATAAAAAGAAAGTATTTCCATTTAGCGTAGCTGAAAATAGAACAATCGGAAATGGAACTTGGACAAATAATGTTATCTGGGCTGATAGTTCTGTATGTGGTTTCAAACAAGTTCAATTTAATTTTAACTCGATATTAGGTTTCTGGGCAAACAATGGAGATAATGATGGTCAAATGTCATTAAAATTAGAACTTATTGCAAAAGCAGACGCAGAAGCAAATGAATACATTTTAGCGTCTGCTTATTGGAATGGTAACGGCAGACCTTTTAGTAGTGTTCAATTTATTCAACAAACACACATTACACCTTCTGATGTTGATTTAACTAATAAAAAATTAAAAATTCGTGTTACAGGATATACCGGGTGGGGTGGCGATTGGTTCGGTATGGCTACATCAATAGGTCATATTTCCTATGAAGGAATTGGAACAAGCAATGGTTCTGTTGTTATTGCAACACCATATACATCAAAGGTTCAGACCGCAACCGGTGAAACAGGTTCTTATGTCGCACCGGGTAATTGGACAAAAGGTGGTGTTGGTTTCATTTGGGGGTCCGTAGGACAATACTAATTATGATTACTTTCGTGCGTGGTGATACTTTTACTGCTCGCATCAATCATACCCCGGTTGAAGGTGGTCTTGCAACAATGCAAGGATTGACGATTACAAGTCAGATTAAAACATCTGACTCCGCAAGGCATGACTTAACTATTGCCATGAGTCCGGATTTTATGTCATTTACTACGACTGCGACTGCTACAAGCTTCTGGTCACTTGGTTTTGCGGAATGGGACTTGAAGGTAGTTTATCAAGGTCGAGTTGTTCACACTAAAACAATTATTTTTGAAGTCCTAAAACAAGTAACAATTTAATGAGTAACGAACTAATACCTGTCGGAAAATGGGATATCCAAATTGGTGGCTTCCCGGTTGTTGAGTTTAATGCAAATGTTGGTGCCATTGGACCAAAGGGAGATGACGGAGTTGTTCAAGGGAGTTCACCGATTACTTACAACTTCCAAACAAAGACCGTAGGACTTGACCCGGCTTATGTGCCAAATGCGTTACTGCCTTACGCTACAATCGCTTCTGTTGATACGAAGGTAGCGACGGCTATCTCAAACTTGGTTGCGTCCGCACCGGGGACGCTGGATACCTTAAATGAGATTGCTACCGCACTCGGCAATGACCCTAACCTTTCAACGACTTTAACAAATCAGATTGCAACCAAAGCACCAATTGCATCACCGACTTTTACCGGAGACCCGAAGGCACCAACTCCGCAAGCTTCGGATAATGACACAAGTATCGCAACAACTGCTTTCGTTAAAGCACAGAACTATATTACTTCCGCTTCTTTATCCGGTTACGCAACTGAGGAATGGGTAACTGATAAGAATTACATAGACGCACAATATTTGACGGATAACGAGTACACAACACAAACTTGGGTTAATGATTTATTGTCCGGATTTAATTTCAGTAATTATTTAGCACTTACCGGTGGAAGTATGACAGGTGATATTTACTTCCCGGTTGATAACAATGGAAACTTTTCACAGATTGGAACTTGGGGATTTGGAATTACAAATAGTGATAGTGGTCGTGTTTCAAGTATCGAGCCAAACTCTTTACAAGTTAAATTAGGTGCGGACGGAACAACAATTACTGACCTTTCTGTAAAAATTACTGAACCATACGAGGAACAAGTTAATGCAAGTTATGTAGAACTTAAACCTTATCTATTAAAGTTCCTTGATAACTCGGGAAATGAATTGAGTATTTCAAACACTAATGCAGGTTCAAACACACAGGGTGTTCGTTTCTCCGGTTCTAACATTGGGTTTATTTTAAGAGATGACGTTGTTCAAGGTTTTAGCGTACCGAGTTCTGGTTCTTATAAGTCTTGGGAACTTGGTTATTCCGGATTAACTATTACTGATACCAATAATCAGCAAATTGGAACAGTAAGCTTTGGAATTAGTTTTGCTGGTGTTAAGTTTCCTAACGGAACAACTCAAACGACTGCCTTCATTCCCGGTAATTATG